CTGCAATATCTTGTGAGTCTAACTCGTATGCAGCAGGTCTTGCTGAGTCTTTAGATTCATAATCATATCGTAAAAATAAATCTGCATCTATAGATGACTCAGGTTTAAAGTTTACAACTACACGTTGCATGTGCTTTCGTATACCTGCATCACCAAATGTCATATCAGGACTTCTATACTTTGCTAGTATTGCTGTCCCATCAAATGTGTTACCTTGTTCTTGTCTATATACATAGCCATTAGAGTAGTCACCGTGTAGAACTATAACATCCCCTGCTTTTACAAAACTGTCTGTAGATGCAGGTTTTATACCTCGTAACTCTGAGAACTCAAATGTTTGTCCCTTTAATACACAAGCTATACCTTTTGTGCTGTTCTGTGCAGTTCCTGCTTTAGTAAAAAATATTCTATATTGTGTTCTATCTGGTATGACTACACTTTGAAACTCAGATGCACTAGACAAGTTTTCATCAAATATAGACTGCACATTAGAACTAATTGTACCAAGTTCAACGTCACCAATTCTTGCTGTACCTGCAACTGTTCTCAAGCCATCAGGTCCTAAGAATATCAAGTCACCTGCAAATTCCTGTATTGTATCTCCGTTTATACAGCCAATGTCTCTCGTAACAGCAGATATGGCAAAGTCACTAGAACTACTGCCACTCAGTTTAAATATTCTGTTTTCACAAAAGATAAATAAATTATCACGGAAAACTTTTAGACCTGTTATAGTATCGTCAACTTTTATACTTCCTGCACCACTACCACTGCTAAAAGCATCTTCATCAAAAGGTTGACTAAACACTAGCGTCTGTGGTGTTGAAGACTTACCTGCATAAAACATGTGACTTTTAAACGCTGTCACAAACTTAGAACCTGATACATCACTGTTGCTTACATCTGTTGCTGACATTGCTGAGTTAAAAAATGTTGGAGCATTTGCTCCGTCCACAACTATTAACTTATCATTACCATCAAAGTTGTATCTTTCAAAAGCGT